GCGATCTAACATCCATACCTCTTTCTAATCTTTCAATTTCAATATTTGGTAATTGAATACAACTAGTCACCCCTTTTTCTGAATCTAACTTTAGATAAACAAAATTATCACCATACTTACAAGTGTTTCTAATCCACATTGGTAAATTAATTGCGATATCAAGATTATTATTGAATAAATCTGCTAATATTGATTTTATTCTTTTTGACTCTGAATATATTTGTAATACATACCCATCTTGATTTGGTGTTGTGGATTCTTCAGAATATATGTCTAAAGCTGTTGATATTTCAGGTGTATATTCCATTGACTCATAATCATAAAAAGCTGATATTCTATTTGGTTCATAGTAAACCGCTTGAGAATATAAGTTATTTTCAATTTTAGCCCATTGATCACTTAAATATAAACTTTGTTGTAGTTGTAATCTCTCTTTTTCAAACTCTTGTTTGTTTGGTGTTTTTAATAAGACTTTTTTATCTAACCTTACAGTTGGTTCATCCATACCCAATAGTGAGTTTGGTCCAAAGGTTTTAGATAGTTTTTGCCATACTGTTAATCTATTATTATCCATGTTCAAAGTTTACATATTTTTTAATTAATTTAAATAATTAACACCAAATTAAATTATCACCATTTTGTGTTATTAATTCATTATTATCTTGTGTTATAATATAACAAGTATCAACTGGTATAGTTGTTGTTGTAGTTGTTGTAGGGAGAATTACATCATCAGCGTCAAATCTTTTTGGTTTTTTAAATTCTTTTGGAGTTACCTTTACAGCATAGATAGGTAATCCACTAACAATCAATCTTGAACCACTTAATATCTTTCCTGATTTTTTTCTTCTAATAAGTCCCATACTAATAATTATCTTTTACCTCCAAATAACCAACTATATTTGATATAATCTTCTTTTAATGATGGATTTTTATTTAAATTATATTTATCATTTTTTACATTTAAATTTGGTAACATTGGGTCAAAATGTATCTCTTTAGCGACATTTTCATTATTGCTGACAGCCCAAGATTCTAGCATAACTTTTGTTTGTTGGGTGACTTTTTCTAATTTTTGAAATGCTACCTCACCAACATATATCGCCATAGCAATAGCCATAATAAGGTCATCATGTTGTCCTTTTTGGTGATCGGGTCTTCCATTTATATATACAAAATTATTCATCTCATCATATAATCTACTACTCTTGATTTTAAATTTGTGTCTAACATATTCCTCAAACGCGGCTATAATTTGAACCCTTTTATTATTAAAGTTCAAACCTGGTACCTTATCTTGTGCTTTAGCATTATATTTCCAAATATTTGTAGAGTCTACACCATCTATATATAGATTTTTATAACCCATTTCTTGTAGTTTTCTAGATGTCGCAACACCCATACCTCCTGTAATATCTATTACAATGAAAGCATTGTACATAACACCCCACTTATATGCTATTTCAGCTAAAGTGTCTGGCGGAATCTTTCCTACATACTCAAAAACTTGTTCCCTTTCATCAAAATCAATAATCTCTATTGTTGAGAAATCCTCACTATCCCCTCTAGAAACATCAACACCCATTATGTATTTGTGTCCTTCTTTTGGGTCATTCCATATCCACAAAGAATTACCCATCATTTTTGTTTGTGTTTCAACCAAAGTATTATTTTTAATATATTCTAATTGCTTGTTGTCAAATACATTATCACCAGACCCTAAAAACTCACAGTTAAGCTCTTGATTTATTTTTCTCTTATCATATTTTAATTTTTTAACCATTTTTTCATACCAAGATGAACATGGTTTATATCCCTTTGTAAAATATTCTTTTATTTCGTCATAATTTCTATTAAAAGAATTTGTTTCTTCGTAATTTATATTTTTACTATCATCTCTCTCAGTTTTATTAAGTAGATAGTCAACAATATCATCTGTTGGTACTAAATACAAATCTTTAGTATATCTAGGGTCTTTCCACCAAAACATCTCTGTTATCTTGAAATTATTCATACCCTTAGAAGCTTGATTGTATATCTCATAATATATTGGATCATACCCATTTGGTGTTGAGACAACTATTACTTTACCACCAGTTGATAGTGATGCCATACAAGCAGCCCAAAAATCGTTGTCAGCTTCAATAAATGCCGCTTCGTCAAATACTAGTATTGTTGGTGTATACCCTCTAAGAGCGTCTTTAGATGTTGCGACAGCTTTAACTTCACATCCATTTGTTAGTTTATACCATCTTTGTGCATTTTTATCATTTGAGAATTGAGCACCTACCCAATTAGGCCATTGGTCTATAAAAGACCTAATTTTATTAGCCATTTCCATTGAGGTATCTAATTTGTTGGCAATAATTAGAATTTTTTCTGGTCTATCCTTTTTAGCGAAAACTAATCTTTTTGATATCCAAGCGGCAGTTACCGTTGATACACCGGCTTGTCTATATTTTAATGCAATGTTTTCTTCGTGATTTTCGTAATCACTTAACAATGTTTCTTGATCTGGAAATAACTCTAATGGGACATATTTTGATACTGTATTGTCATATGTTTGTAGATATGTTCTTAAAGCGTATGATGTATCTTTCATACACTTTACATATTCTAACATAACTTGTTCTTTAGATAATCCCATAAAATCTTTTTATATAAATATGAAAAACCCCCAATTTTTTAAAAAGGGGGTTTTTGTGTGTGTAGTTTTATTTATAATCCTAATTGTGATAATAGGTCGTCACCAAGGTCATCTTCGTAATCGTCATCACCACCATCACCTTTGTATTTTTCATACTCTGATTTAGCTTTTTTGTAGATTTCCTCAAAACGTCTTTTAGCTTTATTGTTATCTTCTTTATCTTCTGATACCACATTGGCGATAATATTTTTAAGAAAGTCTTCAGCTGGTACTGAATATAAAGCTTGCTCAAAAAATGGCATATAAACCCTATTTTTAGGTACTAGAACTAAATCATCTGGAAGTAAAGTTCTTAATTTTCTAACTAATTCGCCACCAACTCTATATTGCATTGGTTCATTTTCCAATGAGTCCGCCGCGTCCACAACGTCTTGTGCTATTCCTGGATCAACATCATCCCATTGTGATTGTGATGTTGGAACTGAAAATACTTTAAATAATTCATGTAGTAAAATTGGGAAAATTACACCATTAGCAAAATATGTGTCATTTTCTTCTTCATCACCACCATCTTCATCTTCATCTTCGTCAGGATCCATTTTACCAGAGGCGCCAGCGGCATTACCACCAAGAGCTTCAATTAAATCTTGATCTGTAAAATACATTAAATCATTTGCACCCATTATCTTATTGTATAAATCATACAACCTTGGGTCTATTTCATCTAATCTATTCTTGAACATTTGATAAGCAAATTGACCTCTTTTACCTTTTCCTTGTATAAGAGCGTTAATTACATGTCTTTTTTCTATTTCTAATTGTCTTTCCTCTTCTGGTGTTAATTCGTCAATATCAAAAGAAAAGTTTTTTGGTAGTTCCAATTTTTTTGGTTCTTTTGGTTTCATCTGAAACATATTTGGGTCAATTCCTTGTTCTCCAAGAAATGTTAATACATTAATAAAATCAAATTGGTACTCAACACCACCTTGTTTTTTTTCTTTAGCAACTAAACCATCTTCTATAGCTTGTTCCATACTCTTTGCATATGGCAACCACCCCTCTTCTTTTGCGGCTATTTCAACTGCTAAATCTCTTAATTGCTCTCTATGTTCTGGTTCAATTCCCATAACTTGTCTTACAGCTTCCATTTGAGCCATTTGTATTGACAATTTAACTTGTGGGTCTGTTAGATTTCTATCTGTTCCATAATATCTTTTAACATAGTCAACAATTTCTTTAAACCTTTTTCCAGCAACTCTTTCAACGTCAGAAACACCTTTTCTAAATCCTCTATTTTTTGCGTAAATACCCTCTGGGTCCTCAACCTTAGCTTGACTTCTTGGGTGCATTCTTTCTTCATAGTCACCATAATCAACTGGTGCTTCTTTAACTATTTTTCTTACTATTCTATTAATTTCACTATCTCTCATTATGACATATTTAAAATTTGTTTTATTAATGACATAAAATCACTTTTTTGTTTTTCTTTTTCGCCAGCTCTTGGTTTTTGTTTTGGTCCAGGTCTTTTAAATGGATTTCTTCGTCCTGGATTTTTTGTTCTTTCTTTAGTTCCTGGATCTTTAGTTGGTGCAGTTTTAGTATCCTCTTCTAGTTCTTCTTCCATCATACCTAAAGATGTTAAACGACCAATTGGTAAATTCATTTTTTTGCGTTTTTTCTTACCTTTACTTTCAATACCTTCTTCATGTGAAAACATTGTAACTTTTTTTGGTTTTCTTAAAATAAAACTTTCACTCTTTTTTTCATTAATTGTATCAATTAATTTACCTTTTGTCATTTCAGGATTAATGTGATTATCGATCATTTCAACAATTCTATCTTCTAGTTGTTTTTCATAACTTTCTTTTCTAGTACTTCTTCTTTTTTTACTTTTTGATTTTTTTCTTGTTTTTCTTCTTTTTGGTTTTGACTTTTTATTGTCATCATCTGAAACATAATTTGGCATATCCTCATAATCCTTCTTTGTTGTGTCACTTGCAAATTCATCTCTTAATTTACACCACATTTTTTGTTCTTTGGTTTTTCCATCACCACATTTCACAAAAAATAACTTTTGTTGTGCTTTTGATTGGAATTTTTCTTCAAGTTCTTCCGATTCTGTTGTTTCTTTAGGAGTTTCAATTGTGTCAGATGATGTAACTGTTGTTGTACCATTAGCGTTTGTAACTATTGTCGGACCTATCGCAACACTATCATTATCTGTAACTGTTGCTGTGTTAACAGTTTTTGTACCTGTTGTAACCGCCTCTTTAGTTTCTTTCTTTTTACTTTTTTTTGCTTTTTCAGCTAATACTCTAATTTGACTTTCAGTCATTGTTGATAGAGTACTAAAATGAATTCCATTTTCTAATAATATATCAATATTTAATTTAGTTTTCATATACTACTTTTTTTTCAAATTGTAATACGAAATCTCTCTCGTATAGTTTATCTTTAACTTCTTGTTCCTTGTCTCCATATCTAAAGACTAATCGTTTTACCATTGAAAAGTCAATCTCTTCTTCTTTTTCCCATCCTATAGCTATTACACCATCTATTCCGTCTTGAACTGAAAAAACATCAGAGTTTTGTACAAGCTCTAATGTTATTTCACCATTGGTTAGTGTTCCAACCTTTTTAACATGTTCAATATCGGGTGGTCCTGGATAACCATTTGCTGGTCTTGCTTCCCATTCTTCCCCCCAAACATCTTCAATATTTTCTGAGAAAATAAATTCATAAATGTTTTCACCTTTATAATTGGATCCTAACCCATTTATGTATATTAAATTACTCATATTAAATTATCTCCGCGTTTGGTGTAATTCTATATTTAATTTTTTTACTTTCGAAAACTAAATTACCATTATTTAATTTTCCAATCACTTTTGAGTTAGGGTGTTTTTCAATAAATTTAAGTCCTAATCTTTCTTGTGCTATATTTTCAGAAAGATTTCTAACGTGTTTTTTATTTTTATTTATTCTTTCGTTTTCTGACTGTAAAAAATATTTAGATATTGTTTTGTCTACTTTTGATTCTCCCCATGTTCCATGTTCTAGATGCCCTAAATGTTTAGAGTGTCTATTCTTTTTTGAGCCCCATGGTCTTAGTTCCTCTTCAAAGTCATCCTCAAAACTAAAAAACTCAGTATCATATGGTAATGTATGACTTCTCCATTCGCTAGAATCTCTTTCTTCGTATCCTGGAGCCGCAACTCTATTGTAGTAAGGCCTCATATCAGACTCAGCTTCTTTTTTAGCTCTTGCCATTGGTGACCTATCATACCTTCTTGGTTCATACTCGTCAAAATCTTCAAAATCAAATTCAAATTCTTCAGCCATTTCGCCACCTTCTACTGGTGGAGGTGGAGGTGGTACATCACCTTCCATTTCGTCTTCTACTGGTGGTGGTGGCGGTACATCACCTTCCATTTCATCGTCAACCATTTCTGCTTCCATATCATCATCAAAAGATTCTTCTTCAGCACCTTCTAGTCTGTCTATAATTTCTTCAACATCTTCTTCGTCTAGAACATCTAATTCTAGGGCGGATAGAACTGAATTTATAATATATTTTGTATCATCTGAAGACATTTCTTCATCTTCATTATATTTTCTAATTTTTTGTGTTAACTTACCGGTTAGTTTTTGTAACAATTTAAACGTTACTTCGTCTTTTTTACCCCCTTCATCATCGTCCATCGGAGGCTCTTCCATTGGTGGCTCTTCCATTGGTGGCTCTTCCATTGGCGGCTCTTCCATTGGTGGTGCTCCGCCCTCAATAGGTTGTGGTGGAACCCCTCCTTCCACTGGTGGAGGTGGTACCGCTTCGTCTGCAACAGGTGCTTGTTCTTTCACTTCACCAGTGGGTGCCGGAGCTGGTGCTGGTGCTGGTGCGGGCGCTAAGGTAGTAGTTGCGGTTGTTACTGGTGCCGCAGTTGTAGTTGTTGTAGTTGTTGATTCTGGCGTTTTTAAGACATATTTAGTCTCATTTAGCTTTTTTTTTTCACCCCCAAAAAGAGATGTTCCACTATTGTTTTCGTGTAATGTGTTAACTTCCTTGGCCATTAAATTTAATCGTTTAAGGGCTTGTGAATAAGATTTATAATATCTTCTTTCTCTAATTGGTGCAATATAGTCTTCAACACCTTCATTAATTGTTGATTTAATAATATATCCCTGTCTTTCTTTTACGATAGAATAAGTATTTCCATCTGCTAAATCTATAGAATACGTATTTGATTTATTCTCGTTTATTGAACTTGGTATATTTTCATTGTGTCTGGCAATCTCCATAATTCTACGGATTTTGTCCATTCCTTGTAATTTTTCACTTCCAATAGGTTTTAATCCTCCCATAATAGTTTTATTTTAAATAAATTATTTTTTCTTAATAAATATATCAATATTTAAGATTATTTTGTTTTTTAGTAAATTATTGGTTCATAGATAATTTTTTATCTAATATTTTACCACTTTGATCATATAGTTTTTTTATATATCCATTTCTTCTTAATAATTTAAATACTAAATTCTCTGTTGAATACTCTCCTTTATCTTCTAACCCACATGATCTATATTTCTTTAATTTTTCTTTATATTTTTTAATCATCTCTTTTGCCATATCAATATCATCGTCTTTAATTGAATCAATTAATGTGTCAATAATTCGCATCCATTGTTTTGTTTTCTCTTTAATAGATTTTTTATCTAATTTAAAGTCTTTTAATTCTGGTTCGTTCATCCATTCATCAAAGAGTACCGAGTATACACCACTACTAAAATGTGTTTCACTTTCATCTTGAACATACAATTCAACCTCATAACCTTTTATTGTTATGTCATGTTTATCATTAAAAATCATTTTTTTTAATGAAAAAAGTTTATCATAAAGTTCTTTTTGATTTTCTGGGTACTGGTTAAAGTTAGCAACAATGTGTAAATCAAAGTCTGAATATTTTGACCAATTATAATTTGCTAGTGAACCTGTTAATATTATATCAGAAATTATTATATCAACATCTAAAAAGTCTATATATTCATATGCTATTTTTAATAAACCTTCTCTAATTTCAGGTTTCATAATATGACTATCCCCTTTAGTTTCCCAAACTTTAGGGTTTAACTCATCTTGTAGAGTTATACTTTTTATTAATTC